ATGGGATGAGAAAGACGATGAACTTGCCGCATTGGTTAAGTCTAAAGTCAAATCAGCTCTTGATGAAGGCAAAGCACTTTGAACGAAGAGGATTACGAGCAAAGATTACGTCAGAGGGTCGGAGAAGCTGAATATGGTCGTCATAAAGAGCTTGTTCGTCTTCTGGCGCGCAATCTTGCTCTTGAAGATGTGCTTTGGGAAGAAATTACTTTACATATTCGGGATGTACACTTACGAACAGAGCTCTTGCGCCAAAGAAATTCAATCGTTCGTGACATACATACTGAGTTCAGAGCATTAAATATAGAAATACCAACACTAATAGAACAGCAGACAGAGAGTTTTGCTAGTTTTTTAGAGGACATATCAAATGAAGACGGAAGTGAGGAACGAGGGGAAGAAGCTCCAAGCAGCACTGACAGGTAAGAACGCCTATGATTCACGTTCTATCGAGAATATATTCGAAGAATGTAGACACAGTGAAGAAAAAATGACAAAATTGATACGTGCTTTCTGTAGCGCGTATCTAGTAGACAATAAACAACGACCTTTAAAGCTTAGACCTTTACAAGAAGATATAGTTGTTATGTCTTTAACACACCCTAAAACAGATAAGCAACGTAAATTGGCTATTTTAGCTCCACGAGGTAGTGGAAAATCATACGCTTTAGCCGTTGCAGCTACAATTTACATGTTTTTTAAGAGATTTAGGGATTTAATCTTTGTTTTGGCTCCATCAGAGGACCAAGCAGCATTAATCTTTGGATATATCTATAGAAACTTTAAAGACAACAAGTTTTTAGATAGCTTAGTAGACAATTATAAATTTCACAATAAGCCCCATATACGCATGAAGGGAGGTACAATGTTGCGTAGGGCTCCATTAGCTCCTAGTAATCAAGGACAATCTATACGTGGACAACATCCTACATTCTGTATTGTTGATGAGTCCCCACTCATCGACGATAAATTGTTCATTGATAACGTAGAACCAGCGATAGTTTCAAATATGGCCCCTTTCATAAATTTAGGTACGCCAAAGTCTAAAGATAACCATATGTATCGTTATTTGTATGATGATGCGTATGCAGACACATGGACAAGATTACACTTTACGTGGAAAGATGCTGTGAAAGAGGGGCGTGCTTATTCACCTGCATATACTGAAGAAGATATGTTAACTAAAATGATGGAGTGGGGTGAAGATTCAATATATTGGAGAACTGAATATGAATGTGAGTTTGTGGAAAGTATATCAAATGTATTTAATCCAGAAAAAATCAAGGCGTGTTTCGATGAATACCGACTATCAACCACCGAAGAACCTATCGGAGGTGGAAATCACTGTACTGTCTCTGTTGACATTGGCAAATCTGTTAACTCTACTGTTATTAGTGTGTGGGCTTTACAAAAAGATGATTTTGGAGACATTGCTCGTCTTATCTACTTGGAAGAAATTAATCCTAGAACAGGTGGGCATGACATACCATATCAACGAAAACGTATTATGGATATTGCTCGTAGTTTTGGTGCTGGTCGTGTTATTATTGATGCAACGGGGATTGGTGGCGCTATTGAACAAGATATAAGGATGGAATGTATTAGTAGTAGTCCCCAAATACAATTTATACCCTTTATATTTACAGGAGGGCCTAGAGGAAGTAAAACTCAAATATATAGAGATTATGTTTCCTTTATGCAACAATTAAAGATTAAAATACCTAATCCAGATAATTTAGATATGAATCAACGTAGACTAGTTAATAAGTGGTTTAGAGAACATGTCGATTTAGAATATGTAATGGATGCAGCAAATAAAACAGAACGTATTAGTGCCCCGACTGGTAAGCATGATGATTTCTGTGACAGTGCAGTATTAGGTATTCACGCTACTCTCGCAATGTTACCCGGAAGTGCAACTGTCGCTTCTTCTGGAGGGGAAGGGAGAGCCAGAGCTCAACTCAATTCTAATATAGGACGGCATTCAGGTGCAAGCCTTTTTAGAACCAAAGGACGTAATTTCAATATAAAAAAGGGATTTTCATTATGACGAAATCTTTATATACTGATATGAATTATTATTTAAATGGTAGCCATGGGATTATTCGATAGAGTACGAAGAGTTTTCGCTCAAACCGGAAGCGCACCTCCTTTCAAGGAGAACGACCCCTTAGATTATGGGGCAGGTGTAATTAAACGATTGAAGATGAATAACAACTACCGTTATGGTAGCAAAGGTGAGTATGAAGAACATTTAGGTAAACCACGTTTATATATGAATGTTTATTTATCTGACCCTATTGTTAGAAGTTTAGTAGACCTACCATGTTTTTACGCAGTTAAGGATGGTTTTGATATTGTAACTGATGATGAAGACATAAGAGAAAGAGTAGAAGTAATGTTCAGAGATATAAACATTAAGAACTTATTATATGGATGGGTTCGTAATGCTAGAATCTTTGGTACTGGATATATGGAGTGGACCGGGGACAATTTAGTTCTACGTTCTAGCCAAAACATGTTTGTACAAAGAAACGAACATGGACAAATAAAATATTATTTCCAAGATATAGGAGAAGATGATGAAAATATATTTTTTGAACCGGAAGAGATTGTATCTCTACTTAACAACCCCTTCGATGATTACGGCTATGGCCTTTCTGACATCCATCCCATTCTTTATCTGGTTGACCTCAAAGATTATGCAGAACGAGACATCGGAGCAGCTCTCAACAAGTACGCTTCTTCTCGCTTTGATATATCTTGTGGACTTCCCGATATGCCTTATGGTCCTGACAAAATTAACGAAGTGGTTGAAGCCTTCAACACGTTAGAACCGGGCGAAGATATTATACATGGAAATGATATAGTAATAAAAGAATTACAAGGAACACAAAGAGCATTTGAATACGGAAAGTATACAGATGATATATTAGATAAGATACATATGGCATTGAAGGTTCCTAAAACAATGTGGACTGACCCTGATAAGGCAAGACCAATTTTTGAGCCATATGTTAGATATTTACAGACTATGATAGAATCAGCTATGAATGCACAGTTGATGCCTCAACTAGAAAACGGTGAGGCTAAATTTAAATTCAGGCAGATTAACATAGATGACGCATTCACTAAAGCCAAAACTGATATGATTTATCTATCAGAAGGTGTACTATCGCCGGGCGAAGTTAGAGAAGAGAGAGGACTTGATGCAGAAGGAGTTACAGAATTAGATATGGAAACTTCAGAAGATATTAAGGCATCTCCAATCAAACGAGAACAGAGTGATAAGAATGCAAATATATCTGGTGGAAAAGACACTGATAAGAAAGAAGAGTCTTCCAGAGCCCAGAACAGAGGAAATAAACCCTCTGCTAATGCAACGGGGGATAGAGCATGAGCTATGAAAAGTGTATAGTTTCAGTAGGAACATCTTTAAAAGATAGGGGTTTTGATGACTCCGATAAGATAGCAGCTAATATGTGTAACATGTGGGCTGAAGAAAATGGTGTAGAGAGACAGTTCGGAAGAAGTGTTTCTGAAATACCGGTAAGAAGAACATTTGGTCTTTCTATAGACGAAGGAGTAGAAATGAACTTTGCTGAAGGTGAAGACTTCCAAAGCGTAGAAATACCTGTTTTTGCTATAACATCCGGACCCCATGAGTATACTGAAGACGACTTAGAGCAAAAGGTTTATATAGAACCAGAGATATTAAAAAAGAATATAGAGGCTTTTAACGAGCTTCCTATATACTTCAATCATCAACGCACACCTGAGGATTTAATTGGCATGGCTGCTAACCCTGAGGTAGTTGAATTGGAAAATGGAAAGACCGCTGTTAAAATGTTGGCTACCGTCAACAATACCAACGACCGCGGACAAGAAGTAATGGATAAAGTAAAGGAAGGAGATGTCACACACGTCAGCATTGATTGGTTCTCAAACGATGTAGATGTTATGGGAGATACTTTCGCTACTAACATACGTCCCACAGAAGTAAGTTTTATAGACAATACTACTATGGACCCTGTATGTAAAGAATGTACTATAGAAGATAAGGAATGTTCACAGCACGATGAAAAGAAAGACGACCACGACTGCGGTTGTGGAGGTCATGAAAATTCATGTGAGTGTGATGACGGTAAAACAGAGGAATCAAATATGACTGAAGAAACTCCTGTAAAATCTGAAGCAGAGAATATAGTTGAACGCGAATTCGCGTCACTACGTTCCCAACTGGAAGAGATGGAAGCTAACAATGCTGAAATTAAATCTCAATACGAAGAAGCTCTAAAAGCAATTGAAGACTACAAAGTATTAGAAGATGAAAGAGCAGTAAAGGAAGCAGACGCTCGTAAGGCTGAGACCGTAAGCACGATTATATCCAAAGAAATCTTGTTCGGAACAATCGAAGAAGACAAAAAGGATACTCGTGTAGAAGAACTATCTGCTTGGGATGAACCAAGGCTGACTGGTTTCAGCGAAGCTCTTGCTGCAATTCCAGTTCCTGAAGCAACAGAACGAACTTTCGGAAAGGGTAAATCCAACGAAGGGGAAGCTGTTCCAGCAGAAACTGAAAGAACATTTGCAGTCAAGATGGACAAAAACACAGGGCGTATTACGCTCAACAAAGAATTACTACAAGGTGATTAAAAATGGCAACAGAAATTTTATTAAACGATGGTGGTGCCCCAGCAAGAATTTTACCATTCACAGCTGGAGCAGCTATTACCGCTGGCTTTCCGCTCAAGATGAGCTCAGATGGCGAAGTTGACCCAATTGCAGCCGCGAATTCGCGACCGCTTGGTGTAGCTTTAACAACTGTATCATCAGGTGCAATAGCTAGTGTTGTAACCGGACACGGTGTTGTACTAAAAGTTATGACATCAGGCGCAGCTATAGTAGCTGGCGATTTACTCGCTACAGCAGCAAATAGCAACCTAACGGAAGCAAGCGACGCAGAAGATGCAGTCGCAATAGCATTGGAAGCAGGAACTGATTCTGCTGACACCCTCACAAAGGTTTTGTGGCTCAACTAAATAGGTAAGAAACATGGTAGCATTAAATGATAATTTAGCAAGCGGTGTGCTTACATCACTGAACACAGGTGCGTATAACGTAACCGGTGGAACAGGTGAAAGAGTACTCATAGACTATAAAGATGCAATTCAGGACTACAAGGTCACCGACCTTCCTGCAATGGCAATGTTTACAGAATCTATGACCACAGAGACCGGCGGTGATATTGATATCACATTCGCAAAACCCTCAATGGGTATGGAAGAAATCAACGAAGGAAACACTCCTAAGTACCAACACACTAACTTACGCTCTGAAAGAGTGTCAGTTGGAGAATGGGGACTTGCAGTAGGTGTAACCCGAAGAATGATAGAAGACTCAAGATTTAACGAAGTAGAGATGGCATTGAACGAAGCTCGCAGAGCTGTAGACCGTCACATGACCAAGCACGTTGTATACGCATTACTAGGTATTGCAGACACAACCCTTGGAACAACTGCGATTACATACAGTAC